TGTTGTAATGATATTAATATTACTGATATATATATAGGTCATACAACAAATTTTATTAAAAGAAAATCAACTCATAAAGCAACTTGTAATCATTCAACAAATAGAGATTATAATTTTAAAGTATATCAATTTATCCGTGAAAATGGAGGATGGGATAATTGGAATATGATTATGATTGAAAAATATCCTTGTAATAATATATTAGAAGCAACTAAAAAAGAAAGATACTTTTTTGAAGAATTAAAAGCAACTTTAAATATGAAAACACCTTCAAGAACTATACCTGAATGGAATAATGAAAATAGAGATTACAAAAATAATCAACAAAGAGAATATAATAAAATTCACCAATAATTGAATGTGAATGTGGATGTAAAATAAAAAGAACTTCTTTAAGTAATCATATAAAAACAAAAAAACACCAAAACTTAATGGTGATAAATACCAAGATGAGTTCCAGATTTTGAATATTGTCCTAATTGTTTAATATTATTTACTCCCTTATATTGTCCAAGGCGAACCGCTTTACCTGTTTTATAATCGCCATAAACCTCTCCAGCTTTTTCAGCAAGACTTACAGCACCTCCTATAATATCCATTATCTAATATATGAATATATTTATTTTTTAAAATACGATGATAATAGATAATAAGAGATGTCATTAAGGATATTAAAAAATCGCTTATACCAATTAGTGTTATCGTATGAAATTAATTGGAAATGAATATATGAAATTGGAGCATCTCTTATATACTCACTATACTCGTTAATAATTGAGAAATTAATGGATTTGATATTTTTATTAGCAAGTTCAATCTCCCTATTACTATCATTAAAATAATTGATGGTAGAGAATAATGGAATATCACGAGGACACCAAAATACGATATCACCAACACCAGCATTTGCGGAATAACGAGTTTGAAAATTATTTTGAACATTAGTATCAAAGACCAAGTCAGTAGTTAAGATTATTTTTGTATAAGGAAGCATATTAACAAATGTTTCCGAATAGTATTCAGTTGGATATATGATTTCATACGAAGTTTTAGTAAAACCAAATAATAAGGCACAATTAAGAGGGAAGAAGAATAAATCGCCAGCATCAACACCAGTAGAAGTAAGAAGGAAATATTTATTTATCTTTTTGTCATAATTAAAAGCAATAGGGAGATCTAAATCAAATATAAGAGTATTAATAACATCTCTTAAAAGCGGAGCAGTATAACTACCATCAGGAATAGTAATAAAATAATCAATATTTAAATATTTAATCATAAACATATTATTTTTATGAAAAGTGGAAACATTAAGCATCGAGTTCATCATAGAAAAGTCAATTAATTTGAATTTAATCTTATCATTACCACGAACATCAAGATTAACATCTAACGGAATATTAAAGTTATAATTGAATTCATATGATTTTTTAAATTCACTTGAATAATAAATATCTTGTGTTAAAGTCATTCTCTTATTTATATTGAGATACAATATTATCAGCGACAAGATCGGCATCTTCAAATAAGATACCAATGATGAAATGACCTACACCTTGACTACTAATTTGAAAACCAGTATCTCGAGAAATGAAACTATCATTAATCTTGATAACAATCGAATTAATAAATTGAGGAACAAGTGTAAATGAATTGATATTATTAGAAAGCATACCCGTCGCACCTGAATGAGATACATAAAGCATAGGAAACCCTTCTTTATCGCTACACCAAGTTGAAGATGTATCATAATTAAGATTTTTGATTTTGATATATAATGGTTTGGCAGTATTCTCATTAGCAGTATAAGAAACAACGCTTAACTGCGTTTGATTATATAATTGGAATGGAGGAATATCAAATGAGAACTCGAAATAAGTAGTTCCAGTTTTAACAGATGAAGTAGCATAGGCAGTATTTAACCAAAAAACTCTTTTCTTCTTATATTGAAATGACGGAATAACTCCCTGACGATTATTAGTATCATTCTTATCAGCAATATTATAAGGAAGGGGATTATATGTATATCTTGTATCAAAAGACATTTATGTTTCTAATATTACACTATCTTTTTTTTCATCACTGCTAATTGTTAATTTTGCCGGATAATACATAGGATTATTCTCTTTATCGTAAATATAATGGTCTTCTGGAACATCACATTCAACAACCTTCGATTTTAATTTATATGAGTTCTTAATTGTTTCTAATTCTTCATTAGTAAATTCAACCGCCATGCCTTTTTTTGCTCGAATATGTGCGATAATAGAAGTATGAATGATAAAAGGATTTTCTTTTTCAACATCAGTATGAATAATTTTGCATTGTGCGTAAAGACTATCATATTCGAGTTTATCATCATCATTAAATTCGTCGGGATAAGGCACTTCTTTAAGAATATTCGATTTAATCATATCTATAAAAATAAAAGAAAATAATTATTTAATAAATAATTCTATATTATAATTCTTATAAAATCTTATCCCTTTTTTATCCATACTATTATTAATAATCGTTAAACAATCATTTCTTTCATCGGTGGCATGTTCGTATAATTCGATAAAATCATTAAGCGTGACTACACCGCTAACATCGTCAAAAACTTTATTTAAAATCTCATTATAACTATTGCTTTTAAAAATACAATAAATATCAATATTATTTCTTATGACTGGAGGCAATTGACGATAGGATTGTGTTGTGAATATGAGATTGGTTTTTAAATGTCGATGCTTGATGGTGAGATTAGATATGACGGATTTAGCTTTTTTATTAAATGCTCCTAATCCAATCAAATCATCAAATATAATCCAAGTTATTTTAGGTCTTATAAAATAAGGTTTCATAAAATCATTCTCTTCTAATAATTGAAGCTCTTCGTCACTTAACTTAGTAATATCCTTAATTTTATTAAACTTATCATAAACCTTCTTATAAATTAAAATCTTATCATATTCATCGTGTTTTATTTTAATATCATCTAAAATTTTTAAAATTAATTCATCAGTATAATCAAGATGAACATCTTTATCGTTATCTAATGAATTAAGGATTTTATAAACTTCATTTGCTCCGCTGGTTGCTGTAGGACATATCAAAATAGTCCTCATCTCATATTCAACACCATCCTCATCTTTAATCTTTGCTTTTTCATAATTCTTCAATAATTCCACAAGTTTATAAGATTTACCCGTTCCTTTGCTACCGATATATAATGATGTATTAAATAATAATGGAAGCGAAGGGTTAGTAGATTGTGGAACATTTTTCTTTTTAATATTAATCGTTTTATCATCGATATTATCTACTACTTTTTCGATAATCATTCCTTATTAATAATTAGGAGAATAATTCATTATGTAATCTCTGTTTATTATTTTCAATTAACTTCTTTTTCATTTCATCTCGTGAAACCTTCACTTCTTTTTTCATCTTTGGAATTTTAACAATTTCTTCGACTATCTCTTCATCAGTTTCGCTTTCCTCGATTTCAATCGTCCGTTTAACAATCTTCTTATGACGATTAGCAGGAATTCTTACAACTTCTTCAATAATCTCCGGTTCAACTTCTTTCTTATTAACTGAAAGTTCCTTAATTTCCTTCTTTGCTTTTATTAATTTCATTGGTGCTACTGGTTCTACGATTGTTAATTTTTCAATCGCGTTTAAACCTTCTTCTTCTAATCTCGCCTTCGCTTTATCTGCCTTTGCTTGTCTTGCTTTTGCCAATAGTTCTCCTCGTGATAATTTTTGTCTTGTCTCTTCTTGATTTATATTCATTATGTCTATAAATAAATAATAGAAAAAAAATTAATAGAAACCTACAACCTTTAATGGATTAGCAGTTATTACATCTGGAACATCTTTTTTAGCATTAAAAACAAGAGTATTAAGAATATTTAGATTTCGACCATTATTATATTCACCATTAGGTCGTGAATGAAATGCAAAAGGGTCAGCATATTTAGCATAACCACTTCGCATATAATTGCGACTTTTATTTTCAAGTTGTTGAAATTGCGGTTCATTCTGGCGTGTATTAGCAATCGAAGGTGCTCGAGTATTTCCAGCATCATATTCTTGTTTAACTATTCTATTTAATTCATTAAAGAAAAAAGGTGCTTGTCGATTTAATACCTCCATTAATCTAATTATAGCAAAGATTATATAACGCTTATTTGTCTTCCTGCTTGGATATTAAGAACCTTTGAACATCTGGCATAAAGAACTGGGATACAAGTTTGCGAGTTCGAACTGCCAGAGAAATTGGCGTCCCAAGTGATAGTAAGCGTGCTTCCTAAGCTATTTAATCCAGAAATCCAAAAATCTTTTGTATCTTGGATGGTGAGGTCTGTAATATGAGCGAAGTAATATTTACAGAAATGAACTAGAGAGAAGATACAAGCATTAAGACCATTAGTTCCTAAGTCAATATGATTATAACCAAGAGCCTTAAGCGTTTCAATATATATCTCTTTTGGTGATAAAAATCCATAATTTAGACTTCGATTATTTATCGAAATTCGGCTTTCTTTGATTGCTTGAGCATTACGAAGAAAGTAATATGAATTCATAAAGCCATCACCATAAACATCACTTCGAATGCTTCCAGTATTATTAACCTTTCCAAGTGGATCAGCGACAATTTGGGACATATTATAAACAGTAGAACCAGCGTCATTTGCCCCATAAACAATCATTGGTTTCCAAGTGCTATTTTGGTCAGTTTTACACATAGTGCAGATGATTTGGTCAAGTGAATTAGCAGATACATTCCAATTAACACTAATTCCAGATGATTTAGTAACAGACGCGAAACGAGCATTTAAATATGAGTAATAACCAATATTAAGACCAGATGAATTTAATTTAGATGCTTTAAGAGAATAATATTCATCACTTGCGAAAGAAATGACATCACAAGTAGCATAAATAGTATCGAGGGTGAAAGAAGCACCGGCGAGTGTTTGGGCTGTAGCATTAATAGTAGAAGGAAGAACATAAGGGTTTGAAAATTGGATTTGAATAAAAACATCGCCCAAATCACTAGTGTCTAAAATATTTGGCACACAGCTCCCAATAAAACCTAACCAATGAGTAATAGCCCCCTCAAGTTTTGAAGGAGCGGTCGTTCCCGTTGCTAACCAATTCGCACCAACAAGAGCTACATCAGCAGATGAAGATGGATCAGCAGAAGTGAATTTAAGGGATGGGTCAAAGAACTCGCATACGTTACGCTTTGAAAATTGGTCAAATGAAGAACCTTCGAGATCCATTAATGTGTTGTATAAAAACGAATATGATGGTAATATGTCGATTGTTTGCCCATTGATGATTATTGAAATTCGTTCAATAAGGGATGAAGAATAGCGAGGATGAAGAAAAGTTCCAGTAGTTCCTGAGGTTGAAAATTGATAAAAGAAGTTAAATGTTCGTAAATCAACAAGTGAGGAGTTGGGAAGCTTGATCGTAATGACGTCGTTTGGAGAAATTGAAGAAGTTCTATCTGGTGTCATTTTAACACCCACACGAGACATATTCCCGACAAGTGATTTAATACGATAAGAGAGAGAGGTAGGAAAGGAACTCGTTATATCACCCATTTTTATATCTAATAATATAAAAAGAAATTAATTATTACCCA